TTTTTTGTCGGCTGCTCCTAACTGGTCTGAAGTCAAGCGATTCCGCTCTCTCTGAATGTCTACTTTCTCTTGCTCTAGAGCTTGAGCTGTGGCATACCTTTCTGCTTCTGTGTTCTTAGTGTTAAACTGAGTTTGCAAAGCCAATGCTCTAGTCGGATCAACCTGAGCAATTAACTGAACAGCCTGCTTCTGACCTTCTGGAGTAGAAGTATCGAGCTGACCTAGCTGCTCTTGTACTTGCTGACCAGCAGTACGTGTATCAACACCAAATAAACCACCAGCGCCTTGTCGCATCATTTGCTCGCGCTGTGGCGCTTGTAACGCTAACGAACGAGCTAGGTTAGAACCCACGCCTTGACCTTGTATAGCACTAGCTCTCTTAATACCTTCTCTCTCTAGATCAGGAGTACCTGCCAGACCCGTAAGGAGTCCTGTAATATCTACTTTAGCCATTGTTGTATCTCCTTAAAGAGGTTCGTAGTATGGTGTTTGAAAACCAAATGTGCTTGGGGCTTGTACGTTACCAAAGTCTATCGCACCGCCTGTTGTTGGTATAGCAGCAGGAACATTAAATAAACTACCGCCTGCATAGTCGTTAGGACTGCTGAGAAACTGATCTAACCAACCTGCTGTGTCTGGAACAACGCTAGAAATCGGTGGTCTTCCTCCGTATAATATTTCTTGCAAAGAGCCAGAAACAAAAGAATCAGCATTAGGTGTACCTGAAGAACCTCCTTTTAACCAGTCAGGCAAATATTGATCTAAACCGCCTAACAGACCACTTGTAGCGTTAGCGCCTGTTCCGCCACCGCCTATTAAGTTAGCCATGTTCTGCATCTGTGCCAGTCTTTCTCCTTGTCCAAGCTCTGCTGCTTGCAAGTAGCCTTCTAAACCAGACTGCTCAAGCTGTCCTTGCAGCGTAGCGCCTGTGCGCTGACCTTGTGACAAGTACCCAGCAGGGATTTGACTGCCTTCTAACAAGCTCAATGCTTGCTGCTGTGGTTGATAACCAGCTTGCTGTAACAAACCACCGACCTGTGCAGCTTGTAACTGCTCTGCTTGAGACTGCTGACGAGCGCCTACGTTAGCGCGTGCCATTGCTTCTTGACGAGCTTGTTCATAGGCAAATTGCTCTGGTGTACCGCCATACTGAGCTGTCTGTACACCGCCTCTACCACTAGAGAACAAGTTCTCTTGCAGGGCCAGACGCTGACGCTCTTCTTCAGGGCGCTGTATGCCTCTGTACTGCTCGTATAAAGCTGCCTGAGCCTGTGCAGGGTCTTGGCCTACTTGACCAAACAAACCCGCTGTCTGACCTTGCAGCTGCGTCTGTAGAGCTTGTTGCTCTGGAGACAAGTTAATACCAAAACCACCTTCAGGAGTAGTCTGTACATTAGCTAAAGAGCTGGTTACAGTGTACGGCTTAAACGCTGAAGCTTCTAACGCTTGTTGTCCTAGACGTTCGCCACCTTGTAAAGCTTGTTGACCCAGCTCACCAAATGCTTGTTCGCCTTCTTTACCTAATAGGTATCCAGCGCCTACGTTAAACAGGTTACCTGCTAATGAACCCTGTGCAGTACGGGTGTTTTGGGTTTGCGACCGCACAGTCGCAGGTTGTCCAGTGTTAGGATCAATAACATTTCCAAACTTATCTGTAGCCATTAGTAAGACCCTCCAGTAATAGTGTCAGCCGTTAGTGTACCTGTTACGTTTACGGTGGCGGCTGTGACAGTACCTGTAAATGTAGGGCCAGCAGTGTTTGCTTTAGTAGCACTGGCGTTAGCTATGTTGTTAAACTCTGTGTCGATCTCTGTGCCTTTAACAATCTTGTTGGGATCACCCGAACTTAGGGAGTCCTTAGTTGCAAAGTTAGTAGTCTTTGTGTAGTTGGACATTAGATAAGTCTCCCTAGTAGAGCGTGTATGTCAATTTTTTGAATAGAAAAAGGTGAATCGTTAACTTCAGCTTCAATACCAATAGTCACTACCTCACCGTTACCGCTGGTGTTAACCTTAGGTGTTTGAATAACAATAGACGCTGTGTACTCGCCTGTTGTGTTGTACTCTGTAACTCCGTACTCAGCAGCGGAAGCAGTACCAAAAGTCAATGCTTGCTTAGTGTAATCAGAGGTGTAGTCATAACCCCAGTTAAGCGTTGACTCTGTGTTCTGACCACCGATAATAGTTACATTAAACTTCTTTAAGAACTTCAGATTAGAAGCGTTGCCAAAGTCTAACGGATTGCTAAAGTAACGCATCTGATATTTAGTAGTACCATCTAGGTACGAGCCATACTCAACAATGCCTTCATCGTGTCCCATGTACAAATGATCATCTGCAAAGATAGAGAAAGAAATAGGTTTAATAGCAGTCCATGTTGTTGCACGATATGCCCCGTTTTCTAAAACCTGTCTTAGATCAAAACAATAGACTAGAGAACTGTCAGGGAAGGTTATCAAGTAGAAAGCGTCTATCGGGCTGTAGATGGACTTAATAGCCTCTCTGTGACCGTTAGCGTGATTCTCTTGTGACAGTGTTTGCAATAAGTCAGATCGTACATTCTTGCTTATGTCGTTCAGAGGTAAAGACTTCTCTTGAACAACACGACCTAGTGACATGACACCACGACTAGACAAGAAAAACAGATCGCTACCTGTAGACTGTACAGAGTCTCTAGCAACACAACCAACACCTTCAATAGTGTCGTGTAGCTTTAGATCAGAAGAAGGACTCTCAGCCCCTGTGTAGATGATGATGCTCTTCTTACCAAAGATAATTAGGAAGCCGTTATGCTCTGCAAGCGACACAACCTCGTCAAAACCCGTAGGCCAGACAGTTGTTAAATCTACAGAGCCTGAAGAACCGCCGTGCCAATCATCGCCAGCTAGTAGAGAACTCCAGTATACTACGTACTTGTTATCTGCTAGGTCACAAGTCCATACTCTACCAAAAGCAGCTAAGACTTCGTTACCTTGAGGAGCTGAGTTACTTCCTGTAGAAGTTAAACCAGTAAGTGTAGACGTACCTGCCACGCTTAGTAAAGGCTGGTGTCCTTTCTGGTAAAAGTAAACATCGTTGTTAAACGACATAACCTTCCAGTTGTTATCGCTGATAGTGTAACCAACAGGCAGCGTTACTTCAACAAGTGTAGTAGTACCTGTAAATATCTTGTTGTTGCCGCAGGTGAAAACAGTTGTTACACCTGCTCTACTGACAAACTCAAAGATAACCTCAACACCACGGCTAGTGCCTAGGACTGCTGCACCGTTGGTTGTGATGCTATTGTAGCCTTTACGTGCAGCAATACGGCCTAGCTTATCAATGACACAGTTGTCAGCAATAGAGGCGTAGGAAGGATCAAGACCAATAGGCGACTCTTGAGTGTTTAACCCAAAGAATCCTGGCGCTGCTACTGTAATGTTCTGTAATGGTTGTGCCATTTAGGAGTACCAGATAGTTTCTTCAGGGTGTTGTGAAGCATCAATAGCGATAGCGTCAGATAGTGTTCTGTCGGCTAGACCAAATAACTCTGCTGCGCTTGTGCCACCAGTTTCTCCACGCTCTCTAGCGCCTAATGCTGTAGCTAGTTGTACCACAGCAGAGGAGGGAATAGTCATGTTGTCAGTGTCTTGTGTAAAGTCTGATGTACGTAGAACCACGTTAAAGCGTAGCTGGAACACACCACTAGGCTTAGGGTAGACATCGACAGCGTTGTCACCGTTAGCATCTACACCGTTAAAGCTGTAGAACTGTGGTGAACCAATAGGCGGTGTCTCGATTAAGAAAGCATTATCCATCCAACGAGAAGAACGGTACTGCATGAAGAAGTCTGAGGTGTCGTTAATAACATCCAGTAGCTTCATACGGTTCTGTGAGCCTGTTAGAACGTAGTTAAACGTATCAGTAGTAGTAGAGACAGTTAGTGTGGTACGTAAGGCTGTCCAGTCGTAAGAGTCCTCTACAGTGCGTTTAGCATCGTTAACAAACTCTCCTATTAGCTTAGAGTAGCTGTTCTGAGAGACACTAGAGACTTCTTCTTCTCTGAGTCTACGTAATACACTGTTGACAAGTTGTAAGTATGTCATTAGAAAGGATACCTTTGTAGTAATGTTTGATCTTCGAATGGGTCGCTAAAGCCTAAGTCTACGTACTCTATAGGCTCTACGTCTGCGCCAATCTCTGTTTGAAATTGAAACAACTCGTCTTTAAACAAGCTATCTGTGGTTCTGTTAGGCGCTGGTTGTGGAACAGCTTGTATAACGCTAGTGAGTAAGCCACCTAAGTCTAAGTTAAAGCGAGGCAGGTTAACATCTGGTAACTCTATGTCAGGCCCATTTATGTCGGGCAGTGCCTGCCTAATTGCTGTGTCTAAAGCTGACAAAGCATCACCAGCAGGCTGTATAACAGCATCGTCAAACGCACTAGCAGCGTCTCTAACTACTGTGTCTGCTGCTGACAGTACATCACCTGCAACACTAGCACCTGCCTCAACTGTTTCTTTAACAGGTTGTAAAATAGTGTCATCTATAGTGCTTCCCGCTTCTTTAACTGTTTCTACAATAGGCTCTAAAGTTTCCCCTATTTCTTCTCCAACTTCTTTAACAGGCTGTAAAACATTGTCGTCTATGACTCTACCAGCTTCTCTAACAATGCCTTCAATAGGTCTAACAGCAGCTTTTACAACATCTTCAATAATGCCTAGATCAATATCTAAATCAAAACCTTCTGGCGTAGGCAGTCTTAAAGTACCACCTTCTTTAACGTAAGTCCCTAGACCTGCCAATAAAGCATCATCAAACTTTTCACCGCTTGCTACCTTCTCAACTACTTTAGTCAAGCCAGTTTTTAAATCGTCAGCTTGGAAAAGACCGCCTATTCTTGCTCCGTCTTCAATACCTGTAAATGCTTTATCTATAGCTGCGTTACCTACTAAGGAAGTAACAACAGATGTTGGGTCGCCAGTGGCTGCTGCATTTATTAAAGCTACTGAGTTATTGTAGCCAAGACCTGCTATACCTACGCCCTCAACTGCGGCTTTTGCTACACCGTCTACAGCATCTGCTGCACTCACAGCCGCTTGAGGAGCTGTCAGCATACCTGCTTTAGTTAATGCTGGTACAGCTAGAGTAACAATGTCAGCAGGGCTTAAGGACTCACCACTGGCAGCTTTAGCTGCTGTTAACGCTAGAGTACCTCCAGGAATAAAGTTAGCAGCTAGTCCAATAATAGGATCAGAAGCAACTTGAGCAAGCAGGTTTTTGTCTTTCTGAAAGGTAGTTGAATACGTTCCTGCTGGCCCTGTAGCTACAAGATCACCACCTTGAAAAGCGTTAGGCCACAACTCTGCATTGGCTTGAGCATTACCTGTTGTTAAATACTTACGCTCACCGTCTATAACCTTAGACAGAGGTATGTCATTCTGCTGTACGTACTCAGCAAGCCCTGTGCCAGCAGCTCTGCTACCTTCTCGTAAGGATACTGATGTCCTGCCAAAATCTCCGGGATCGAAGTTGTTGTAATTATATACTTTGTTTACTTGTTCTTCTTGACCTTTCAACGTGTTAAAGACATTGCCGTAGTTAGCCAATGCTTCGTCAGGGCTTCCAAACTTAGGTTGTGCGCCAAAGTCTTGTACTGATAAGCCTGAAGTAGAAGCAGTTGTTGGTACACGCTCTGTAGGTGCAGGTGTAGGATTAAAAGTTTCACGTAAAGCGTCTATGTCTAAACCACTCAAGTCTAAATCAATACCACTATAACCACCAAAGTTTGAATTAGAAAAGCCTGCATCAAAAGGACTAGCCAAAGAAGCAAACTCTTCAGGAGCTGGTTGGACTACAGACTTTGTAGGAAGGTTGACAACAGGCTCGTTAACTACAGGATACGCAGGGCCACTAGCAAGTGCTGCCGCACGTTGGGCCGCCGCTGCTGCCGATGCTGCATTGACTCGATTGTTTGTACTGTAACGTCCACCGCCCATTATCGCTCTCTCTGTACGTTCTTAGTCTTCTCTACTGTACGCATAGCACCTAAGCCTAGCATACCCATCAACACTGGCATCATCTCTGACGTTTCTATAAGTGGTATTGTGATTGGAGAACTGGATAGAGCCAACGCAAAATTAGCCAA